CCTCTGACCTGCGGTTATGCCGTTTCTCATGCTCACCAGTCTACCCCATCAGCGGACTTTTAATCCGTAGGTCGTCGGTTCGAGCCCGACGGGGCCCACGCTCGTGAGCAGCGGTTATACCGATTTGGAGCACCTTCCAGGGTAGCCAACTACAGCCTACAGTTTGGCTAACTTCACCACCACGCACAACGATGCCCCCGGCCATCACTGGTCGGGGGCATCTCGGGACAGCGCGCGCCCAAGGGCTGAGACGTTAGGTATGGATCTGGTTAAGTGGGGTAGGTCGCCGCATTGCCTGACGTAGCGTTGTTTCCTCAGACCAACTCGATTCGGTCCTCGATCAAGCCGAGCGCCTTCCGCCGACGTGTGTCTGAGGGTGGGGATTCAAGGATGGATTGCAGTGCAGTGTTTGACGCAGAGACAGCACGAAAGACGGACCAGATGATCGAGCAGGTCACGGGCCACGCCTGTGAAGGTCGCACCGGGGGTCACTGCCCGATATTTCCCAGGCCTGAGGTGAAATCAGTCTCCCTCGTCGCGGCGGTTTGGGAGCGACTTGATGAAGTCCACCACCATCTGGGCCGCATGATTGCGGCGGCTGGGCGACACGCGTCCGAGCCACTCGGCGACGAACCCGCCGAGCAGAGTGGGCACGTCCAGATCACTGAGACTCTCGTCGCCTAGGTCCAGCAGGTTCACGCTTCGCGCCTCAGCAGGTCCGGGCTCGGGCCCGTTCTCGCGCAGGTAGCGCGCGATCGACCCTGGCTCCCAGTCGAAGAACTCTTCGATGACGACATAGCTCTCAGGTGAGGCAGAGCAGGGCGCTTCGGCGGTGCTTGATAGGAGTGGCTTGCCGTCCTCGATATTGATGAGGATCTGGCGGCTGAGACCCATCTGGAGCGCGGCTACGCTCCGATTGAGCGGTTTGCCCTTCTCGCCTCTCACTGCCTTGCGTGCCGCCGACACGAGGGCGCCAAGCCGCTTCAGCGGGTCCTCTCTGATAGTCACGGTTCGTATCCTGCCAGCCATCGTGCACTCTTTCTAGTCAACGTGAGGCACAGCATCTAGGTCAAGAGTAGGTCAAGAGTGCAGGTCAGGACAGGGCTAGACGGAACATTCTGAAAAAATGTATGTCGTCGTCTAAATGTACTAGGCAAATCGCCTAGAAGTGTCTAGTGTTGCCTACATGCCACCCCAACAAAATAGTCCGGCCGCAAGGCGCGGCACCCGCATCGACATCAACGGCTACGCCCTCCGCGAGATGCGAAAGCTCGCTGGTATCACCACTGCTCAACTCGTCCGCGAGGTCGCCAATGCTGACGGCAAGGGTTTCGACCGGTCCTTCTTGAACCGCATCGAGAACGGCCAGCGCACGGTCGTCAACCCGGACACCTTCGCTCGCATCGTCAGAGCCCTCGGCATCGACCGCAGGGCGCTCCTGTCCAATCCGCACCGGATCGCGGACGCAGCATGACCGTCACGGACATCGTCCCCGCCACCAACATGGCAGAACTGGACACGCTCGACCCCCAGTCTCGCGAGGTCGCCATGTTGGGGATGTTGGAGCAGGCCCACACCTGGCTTGCCCACGCCGTAGAGACCTCCGCCCCAGCCCGTGACATCGCGGACTTCAAGGCATTCATCGCGACCGCGGCCGATGCTGCGAAGCGTCTCAAGGTCAGCAAGGAGATTCAGGTGGACGCCGAGGTCATGGTTCGTCGTTCGGAGCGCGCTCTTGGCCAGGCGATCAGAGGAGGACAGGAGCGCGGGGAGATTCGTGCATCAAACGGAGGCGACACTCGCACAGACCTGACTGACCGAGTGGTTGCAAACAACTTGGTCTCCGTGTCCGACTTTGCCAATAGAGATGAACTTCACAGCAACGGCGCTGGCATCTACCACCTGACTGACGACGTGACTGACGACGACTTCGAGACCGCGCTCACTGAAGCCAAAGACGAGGGCAACGTGTCCCGCGCCAACGTGGTCCGCAAGATCAAAGCGCCCAGTAAGTCCTACAGCGGGCAGCACGCCGCCAAGTGGGACCGCATCACAGCCCTCGCCGCGTCCGGTTCTTCTTCACCGCAGATCGCTCGCGAGGTTGGCATGGGTGTAGAGGGGGTCAAGGCCGGAGCCAAACAGCGTGGCATCGACATCCGGGCCGACCGTGTCCTTGGCCGCACCCACCGCCTCGACAGCAACCGGATCGTCCGCGAGTCCGTGACCACTCTCGAAAACATCGTCAACGGACTGGCCCTCATCAACTACGACGACATCGACATGGAGGAAGCCGACGCATGGATCGACTCCCTCAACATCTCCCGCAACGCCCTCCTCAAGGCAATCCGAAAGATAGAGAAAAGGAAGCCGATCCAATGACCACAAAGACTACGCCCAAGGTTGACCGGGAGGCGGCACTGCGCTGGATTCCACTCGACCAGATCCACGTCTCACCGCTCGCGCAGCGGGACCTTACCCCCGCACGCGTTGACAAGATCCTCGCCAACCTCGACCTTGAGCAGATCGGCACCCCCACCGTTAGCCAGCGCGACGGCGTCTACTACATCATCGACGGTCAGCACCGCACCGAGGCGCTCCGCCTGTACTTCGAGGACGACCCGAGCATCAAGATCCAATGCTGGGCGTACTTCGAACTCTCACAGGAGGACGAGGCTGAGAAGTTCCTCAAGCTGAACGACACGCTCACAGTCAACGCGTTCTCGAAGTTCCGTGTCGGCGTCACAGCAGGCCGCGGCGTCGAGGTTGACATCGACAGGATTGTTCGCGCAAACGGCAGTGTCGTTAGCCGTGACGAGATCCCTGGAGCCATCGGCGCCGTTGCTGCGCTCCGCAGGATCTACAGCACCGCCGGCGGGTCCTGCCTGGGCCACACCATCCGCGTCGTCCGTGACGCATACGGCGACCCGGGATTCGACTCCTACGCGCTTCAGGGCGTGGCCCTAGTCCTCGACCGCTACGGCGATGAGGTTGACGACCTGACCCTCGTAACCCGCCTCGACAAAGCCAAGGGCGGCATCAAGGGACTCCTTCAGCGTGCCGAGCACTACCGGCTCACGACTGGCAACTACAAGACCCACTGTGTAGCGGCTGCGGTCGTGGACACGTACAACTCCGGCCGTGGTGGCAAGAACCTTACGTCGTGGTGGAAAGACGCCGCATGACCGCCGTCGTCCTCCTGACCGTCCGCCAAGTCGCGGACGCCACCGGACTCGGCCAAGCCAAGATCCGCAAGGAGATCAACGCGGGCCGACTCCCGGCCAAGCGCATCGGCGTCGACATCCGTGTCCGCCCCGTCGACCTTGACGAGTGGATCGACCGCAGCGACGACGTCGCCGTTTAGCCGCTTAACACCCCCCACACAGCCGAAGGACGCCGCTCCCCGACCAAAGAGAAACGACGTCCAACAGACAAGGAGAAAATACCATGAGCACCGAAATCCGTATCGACCTCGACCACGAACTCACGGCCCGCATCAAGGTCGACACCCCCAAGCAGATCAGCGACAAGGTCGCCATCAGGGTGGTCATCCAGTCCCACGCCGACAACGTCTTCCTCTGGTTCACCCCCGAGCAGGCCCGGGTCATCCGCGGCGGCATCGGCGTGGCCCTCGACCAGATGGACACCGCCGAGGTCCAGGACGCGTCGCTCCACTTCCACGGCGCGATCCATGCCCACGGCGAGCACATCGCCAGCCAGGGTGACGCGTCATGAAACTCGGTGTCGAGGTCTTCCGCGTCGAGGTCTGGCGCGACGGCGAGCTGATCGAGGGTCGCACGTTCATTAACCACATGGCCGCCCTCACCTTCGCCGACCACCAACGGGCGCGTGGCCTGATCGCCCTCGTCATGTTCCCCCGAGCGGAGGCCACGCGATGAGCCCCGAGAGGCGCGAGTCTGCCGCCACCGAGCAGGAGATCCACACCCTCAAGCGGGCCATGGTGCTCGTCCGCGCCCACGTCGCACCCGTCGAGATCGTCGCCTTCCTGACCGGGGCGCTGGCTGTCGCTGACGCCGTCCGCACAGGCGCGATGGATGACGAATGATGAGCGCCGCAGCCATCCTCACCTTCGCCGCGTTCGTGCTCTACACCGTCGGCGTGGTCCGCACCATAAACCGCCGCCTTGACCACGACCTGCCCTTGCTGACCGACGAGGGCCAGAAGTGCATCCGGCGCGGGTTCCACGAGTGGACCTCGGAGCCCGGTAGCGCGATGGATAAGTGCGAGTGCGGCAGCTACCAGTTGCGGAGGTGGACGTCGTGATCCTCTACAAGTGCTGCGACCACTGTCCCGACTATTGCCGTTACTCCGACAGGCACTCCCTTGAGTGTCACATCGAAGTCGACGGCAGACCCTGCCAAGGTCCTCAGCGGGGTGAGTCGTGAGCCTTCACCTAGTCCCCGTCACGTTCGCCGACGCTTGCAGATTTGTCACCATGTGGCACCGACACCACCAGCCTCCGATCGGGCATAAGTTCAGTATCGGCGTCGCGGAAGGCGACAAGCTCGTGGGTGTCGCAATGATCGGTCGCCCTATCGGCCGCGCCTTCGATGACGGACTCACATTAGAGGTCAACCGCACAGCAACAGATGGCACCAAGAACGCCAACTCGATGCTCTATGCAGCTGCGTGGCGGGCAGCCAAAGCGCTCGGCTATGGGCGGCTCGTCACCTACACGATGACCGGCGAGACCGGGGCCAGTCTCCGGGCTGCGGGTTGGCATGTGGTCGCTGAGCTCAAGGCGCGCAAAGGGTGGAGCGTCCCGAGTCGACCCCGAGAAGACCATGGCGTTGATGCCATGCCGCGCACCCTCTGGGAGGCATCATGACCCCCGACGAGAACCATTTCGCGCTGAGCCCCGAACTGTTCTGGTTCGCGCTGCTGGCCTTCTTGGTCGTCACCGCCATCTGGGCGCTCATCGGCCTGGCCCGGGAGAAGCGGGCCGCCAAGATCGCCCGGAGAGCCACGGCCGAGGCCTTCTGGGCCAGGATCCTGGCCGACCCGAAGCCCGTCCGTGTCCATCCCCACTGCGGGACCTGGGGTCACAAGTACGTCGCTCACCAGACCGTCTGGCTGTGCGGCGTCTGTGGCGACCGTATCCCCCGCGACACCCTGCTGCTTGAGGAAGAGGACATCGCATGAAACGACCATCGTGGATGCATACAGTCAGTCGCCGAAAGGCAGCAGGCTCCAGGCGTAACAAGGGTCTTCGCTACGTTGGCACCTTTGCGAGCGACAGGAAGAGACTGTCATGAGCGCCCCCGAGTCCGTCCGGATCGGAATGCCCGAACTCGAATATCACGCCTCACCCGGGCTGTCCTCGACGGGCATGAAGTGGCTGCTCCGCTCACCGAAGCACTACAGGGAGCGCATGGATCACCGCGTCGAGAAAGCCGCCTTTGACCTCGGCCATTGCGTCCACGCCACGGTGCTCGGCGTCGGAATGGGCATCATCGCCATCCCGCCCACTGTGCTCGCATCCAACGGCGCGGCCAGCACGAAGGACGCCAAGGAGTTCATCGCCAACGCACGCGCGGAAGGTCTCGTCCCGGTCAAGGCCGATGTCATCATCAAGGTCCACGCGATCGCAGACGCGGTCCTCGCTAACCCGAAGGCCCATGCGCTGCTCTCGCTCGACGGCGACGCCGAGGTGTCCCTGTTCGCCGACGACCCCGAGACAGGCGTGCACATGCGGGGGCGCATCGACTATCTCGGGACGTTCCCGGATGGCCGCCTCGTGAATATCGACCTCAAGACGACGACCGACGTTCGCCGGCGCAAGCTCGTGCGGACCATCGAGGACTTCGGCTACGACATCCAGAGCGAGACCTACCGCTACCTGCTGCGGCTCACTACCTGCAAGACGATCGCACCGACGCACCTCATCTTCGTCGAGACCGACGCGCCGTTCGAGGTCCGCGTGGTCAGCCTCGCGCACCCTGACTGGATCGAGGGCGGCCAACACAAGATGCGCCGCGCGATCGACATCTACGCGCACTGCATCGCCACGGACACATGGCCCGGGGACGACGACAGCCCCGGGGACGCCGAGCCAATCGAGCCGCGGCCCTACTACATGAGCGACATGGACCTGGAAGAAATGGTGATCTGAGATGGGTATGTTCGACAGCCTGATCGACGCCAAGGGCGACGACTGGCAGACCAAGGCGTTCGAGTGCGAACTCAACACGTACCGGATCGGTGACGCGATGCCCGGACCCATTCCCGCCTATCAGGTCGAGGTGCTGGGTGGAGGTGGCGAGATCGGTAGGTTCATCGACTCTCTCGCCACCGTCCGTGATGGCGTCCTGGCCTCAATCCCTGACGTGCGAGATGAGCACCTCGCGCTGATCCACTATTTCGGCGGGATCATTGCCGCCGCGAAAGAAGCCTGACCATGGACATCTCACAGACCACTGCCCCGAAGTCGGACCAACAGAATTTCGATGACTACATCGGCGGCCCGAAGACGGTCACCATTGAGAAGGTCACCCCAGGCTCGCTAGAACAACCAGTCGACGTGCACCTCGTCGAGTTCCCTGGGCGCCCATACAGGCCCAGCAAGTCGATGCGCCGCGTCATGATCAAGGCGTGGGGGATTGAATCCGCCGCGTACACCGGGCGTCGCATGACCCTGTACGGCGATCCCGAGGTGACGTTCGGCCGGGACAAGGTGGGCGGGATCAAAATAAGCCATCTCTCGCACATCGAGAAGCGCCTCACCCTCGCACTAACCGTCACCCGCGGCCGTCGCGCGCCGTTCAACGTCGAGCCGCTCGCCAACGCCACCCCTACCCTCACCACCGTCCCGAGCTACCGCGAACTACTGGCCGAGATCGGGGCGTTGGCTGACAAGACGCCAGGTGGTCGCAAGGCTGTCGCCGCCGACTGGGCTGAGACCCATGAAGGCGAATCCCTGCGCGACGCAACGGATCTCGGTGGTCTGGAACTACTACGCGATGACCTCAAGGTGCGACTCCCACAGACTGACGACGCGGCAGGGCCTGTCCCCGCAGGCGAGAGCGAGGCCCCCCCTATGCCTCTGCTCCCTGCCGCGTCGTCAGCATCCGCATCGTGAATGCTGATGTGGCGCAAGCGATCGTCCGCATCATGCGCCACTGGGACCGCTCCCTGATCCAGTCCGAGGACGACCTACGCCGCGACCTCAAGATGATCGTGTGGCAGGCCGAGATCGCAACCAAGTTGACGCTCAACATCAACATCAACCGCATCCTCGAAGCCGCTGTGCTGATGGTGTCGCGATGACTTGGCGTGACCGGGCGGCCTGCCTGGGCGCTGAGTACGAGTTGTTCTTCCCGGTCGGCATATCCCGCGAAGCGCTGGCCCAGACCGAGGAAGCCAAGGCCGTGTGTAGAGGCTGTGCGGTCCAAGAGGCCTGCCTTAAGTGGGCCCTCGATGCGCACGAGGACCACGGCGTCTGGGGTGGCCTGTCCGAGGATGAGCGCCGCCCACTGACGGGCCGCAGGATCCGGATGTACGTGCCCCACGGCACCAGCGCTGGGGCCCAGGCGCACATCCGCGCGGGCCAGCCGCCGTGCCCGCCATGCCGTGAGGCGCGGAGGTTGGCGGACGCACTGCGCAAGGAGCGTGCGTACACGTCCAGGGGCGCCATCGCGCCGGCGCTGAGGAAGAGGCGGGTGCTGTGAGGCGTTACGTAACGCGCACGCGCGCATACGGATTTGCTGCTCATCTCCAAGTGGTCCGGGAACGCGCAGAGGCTGACCTTGAGGCGACGTCGTGAAGCCCTACTACGCGGACGAGTCAGTCACGCTCTGGCACGGCAAGTGCGAGGACGTGCTTCCGTCCCTGCCGGCGCTCTCGGCTCATGTCCTCCTGACAGACCCGCCGTACTTTCAGGTCAAAGACGACGAGTGGGACCACCAGTGGGACCACGCCGCCGAGTTCCTTGAGTGGCTGGGCAGCGTGCTCGACGCCGCGAAACCTGCCTTGACCGCCAACGCATCGGCGTGGGTATTCGCAGGCCCCGCACTGTCGTCTGCTGTTGAGGCCGTCGTGAGGCAACGCTTCCGCGTCCTGAATCACGTCCGCTGGGTCAAGGAGCAGGGTTGGCACCAGAAGGCAGAGATCGCAGCGCAACGCCGCTACCTAACGCCGTGGGAATCGGTCATCTTCGCTGAGCAGTTCGATGAGTCGGCTAGAGCGAAGCAACTGGACGAAGCGAAGGGCGCGTGGGGTGCGATCGGGGCATCTCTTGCCCGCGCTCGCAGCACGGCAGGGCTTAGCAGGGAGACTGTCGCCGCGGCCTTCTCGGATGGGCACCTGAACCTTGCGGGCGCGAAGGCGCGAGTAAGTGCGTGGGAGATAGGAAACGAGCGCATAACGCGACATGCTCACGACGCACTATCGAAACTCTGTGAGGTCCCCTCACTGGCCGACCTGGCTGCTGCCTACGATGCTGCCGACGAGGTGCGGCGCAACGAATTGTGGGCGACGCGCCGCCCATTCACCCTCAAGCGAACCGGCCCAGTGTCGGACGTGTGGAACTTCAACACCGTCGCTCCGCATGTCGGCAAGCATCCATGTGAGAAGCCGCAGGCCCTACTACGCCACATGATCGACGTCTCATCGCGTCCCGGTGACTTGATCCTCGACCCGTTCGTGGGCAGCGGCTCGACCCTTATCGCAGCTCGGGATGCAGGACGCAAATCTGTTGGCATCGAGCAGGACGAGGCGTACTGCGAGGTCATCGCGCGCCGCCTAAACCAAGGCGTCCTCGACTTCGGCGGCGTCGCATGAACACCCACCCGTTCGTACCAGAAGGAGAGTCATGAAAGACCCGGGCAATGACCGCCGACCAGGCCAACCTTTGACGGCTGAGGTTGAGAAGGCGCGCGTGAAGGTGAATCTCGCGCAACTCCAGCGCGACTATGAGACGCAGCGTCGCGTTGACGTGGCCGCCGAACGTGACGAAGCACGCCGCGATCGAGACAGGTTTGCCCAGACCATCGAGTTCAGGGTGAAGGAACTAGACGAGGCCCGCGCCGAGATCGAGCGGTTGACGGCTGAGGTCGATGAGCTGCGGGGGAAGTACATCAGCCTATTGGAGACATGGGAAACCGACCGCGCCACGATCACACGGCTAGTCGATGACCGCGATAAGGGCGACGCGCAACTCCGCGCGCACATCCGCGAGGGGCGGCTGCCGTGACGACACTTATCGGCCGCGGGCAGGCTGAGTTTGCGATTGAACTAGACGCCTACAAGGAGCATCTTCTCAAGATTGGCTACCCGGCAGGTGAGGTGACGCTGATGATCATCGGCTTCAGCGCTGGCTGGGTAGCGCACAGAGATGTGGTGCCACCTCGCACGCGGCCGCAGGGCCTCCTGCAGATCGTACCGGGCACGTTCGCGGCCATGGTGAGCGACCTCGCGGCGGTTCGTGACAAGGCAGACGCAGCGATGGAGCCGCCGTCATGATCCACGGACTACGACGAGGACTGGCGGCCATGAATGATGGCCACTGACAACAACGCCGCGCCGGGTGTTGCGTGGATCGGTGAGCACGGCCCGGAGAAGGTGCTGTTCCTCCGCGGCGGCGAGACTGTCATCCCGAACAGCGTAGGCGGCAAGACTGTCATCCCGCATAGCGACGGGGAGGCGCTGAACGATGGCGACTGACCTCCCCGGCCTGTGCGTCGACTACCCCAACCCCGACCTGTGGTTCGCCGGCGGCAGTGCCCGGTCCGGCGCCATCCGCAAGGCCATCCGCATTTGTGGCAACTGCCCGTGCCGGCTCGCCTGCCTTGAGTACGTCACCGAGACCGAGCTGTCCATCCCCGGCGCGTATGGGCACCGGTACGGCGTGGCCGGTGGGCTGACCGCGCGACAGCGGAAACTCGCACGGAAGGCGGCGGCATGATGGGCGAAACGTGTTATGCCACAGGGGGTTTGGGTGCAGTGAATGGGTGGTCGGCGCGGTATGATATGAGGGCAAAGACGAACCGCCCGACGCGTGAACGCCGGACGGTTCTGAGCATCCCGTCCGCTTCAATCGGAAAGGAGGCCGTTGACTCATGCTAGAGCCAATCGCCCCAGAGCAGAACCCCAACCATGAACTTTGCGCCCACTGTGGCTTCGAGGCGCTCGGCTACGCAACCGTCACCAATCCACCCGGGCAGACCGTGAGGGTTTGCCACCACGAGAAGCGTGACTGCTACGCCGACATCACCGTCTGGGGCGCAACGCTCGGGAAACGCTGCTCGGGTTCCCGTCATGGTTGCGGCGCCTGATGCCGTGGTTCATGGTTGACGACAAACTCCACAGCCACAAGAAGCGGCTACGCGCTGGCATTGAGGCGATGGGTCTCTGGTGTGTCGCGGGCTCATGGGCTGCCGATCAGTTGGCAGACGGATTCGTGCCTGATTATGTGGCCCGAGGACTCGACCCGAAAGCTGAACGCCACGCGTGCGCTCTCGTTAATGCCGGGCTGTGGGAAGTGGCAGAGAAAGACGGCGAGCGTGGCTGGCAGTTCCATGAGTGGTTCCAACGCCAACCGTCACGTAAAGAGGTCGAAGCGAAGCGCGCCGTAGCGACAGAGAAGAAGCGTCGGCAACGTCATGGAGCATCGGGACAATTCGAGTCGTCCCCCGACCTGTCCCCTGGGGACTCCCCTAGGGACAACACGCGCCGTCCCCCAGGGAGTCCCCCCGTACCCAGCCCAGCCCAGCCCAGCCCTACCAATAAAGACCTTGTTGAGACTTCTCATCAATCGTCTAGTTACGTACCGCTCAAGGCGGTGAACGGCTGATGCCAATATCGAAATCCCAAGGCGAGGCACTGACCGCGCTCCTGCACCAACTCCGCAAGGACTGGGGCACCGCAGGAATCGCCGCCGCCATCCGTAAGGCATCCCTACTCGGCTCCGCTGCTGAGGTCGCCGTGGCTGCCTGTCGCTGCGCTGCCGACCCCGCCATGCGAACCCCGTTCCTGATCGCCGAGCCAGGGCCGCATTGGCAGGGCACGGCAGCCGGGAAGCGACAAGCACCGACCATGTGCCACACCCACCCAGCACACAAAGCCGGCGCGTGCCCCGTATGCGTCAAGGCTGCCGTACCCAAGCCCGCGAGTTGCGTCGTGCCACGTCGCACGGTCGAGATCGAGGCGTCATGAACCACACCCACGACCCTCGCTGCAACCAGCCCGCCTGCCACTGCCCCGGCGCGACCTTCGACGACATCGCGGTCGTCCGGCTCGTCAGTGGCACGCGGGTCGTATCCACCATGGCCGAACGCATCGCCGCCGTGGACGTGCTCACCGCGCGAGGCAGGTCAGCGTCATGGATCGCCGCGGCGTTACACGTGGCCGAACGCTCGGTGTGCCGGTATCGGGTACTCAACCGCAACAAACGAAAGGCAGCAGCATGAGGATCCTCGCCATCGACCCCGGCAACACCGAAAGCGGTTATGCCGTCATCGACGTCGCGACGTGTCGACCCTGGCGTGTTGGCAAGGTCAGCAACGATGACCTGAGGGCGACGATCACCAATGGATCACTCCTCGTCGGCGTCAATCAAGTCTCCATCGAGATGGTCGCGTCCTATGGAATGGCAGTTGGTGCCTCAGTCTTCGAGACGTGCGTGTGGATCGGCCGCTTCTTCGAGGTTGTGTATCAGGATTTCAACACCGACCTGGTCTACCGGCGTGACGTGAAGCTCCACCACTGCCACAGCGCCAAAGCCAAGGACGCCAACATCAGCCAAGCCTTGATTGACAGGTTCGCGTCCGGCGTGCCCAATCACGGCAAGGGCAGCAAGGCCGCGCCCGGTTGGTTCTACGGCTTCAAGGCTGACATCTGGCAGGCCTACGCCTTGGCTGTCCTGACCGCAGACAGGGTGGCCTGATGAGTGACTTGACCAACCTCGGCACGTGGCGCCGCGCTAGGTCGCTCGACCGTGAAGTCGACGGAGAAGAGCGCCGCCTCTGGGTCCAGATCGCCGAGGAGATCGACGCCTACCTTGGCATCCACGACGCTGACGAACCCGGCCTGTTCGACAGGAGGGCGTGATGGACCTTCCCGGCCTCGAAGATCTGCTGACCTCGTTCACGGTCGCCATACGAGGGCAGATCAAGGCCGAGAAGACGCTCAGGCGCGTGGCTGAGCTGGCCGACCTCGCAGACCGCGATGGGTTGGACATCAGTTCCGCAGACATCCGCATTGCAATCAATCTGGAGGAGCAATGACGATCATCGAGCGATTCAAGGCTTGGCTCATCGAGCGCCACGCCTTGGCTGTCCGGCGCCACTCGGGCGCACAGAGCACGAAAGGGAGCAAATGAGCGACAACATCTGCAGTTGTGGTGGCCCGCTGCCGTGTCCCCAAAGGGCTGCCATCGAGCGCGCCTCCGCCTCCGCGCACTACGGCGTCGAGGCCAACGGCGGGCCCACTGAGGGTCGCAAGGCGCGTTGGCTCGATGCACTGACCCTGCCAGTGGGGAACAGGACGATGGAGCAGCACCGCGTGGAGACTGTGAGCCGGGCCATAGCCCTCGCTGACATCGAGGGCGCTGCACTGTGGGAGCGGCTTAAGAGAGCGCGCCTCGAAGCCGAGCGGCTGAAGGCTGAGCGCGACCAAGAGTGCGCTCACACTGCACTGTCGCTGATCTACCTCAGAGAGCGCGACGAAGCCCGCGCCGAGGTTGAGCGGTTGACGGCTGAGGTTGAGCGGGTGAAGAACCTCGTGTGTGATCGCGAGGACATCATCATCGAGCGTGACGCCACGATTGAGCGGGTGAAGGATGCGTGTGATCGGAGAAGCAGACTGCTCGACGAAACACTGAATGGGCGCAACGAAGCGCGCGCCGCAATCAGGCGCGTCAGGGCGGTGATGGATGACGTTCCGGGCCGCCATGGCTGGATCACAGTCTTCAAGGTCCGCGCCGCGCTCGACGCTCCAACGGAATCCGCCGAACTGGCAGCGTGCCAGGATCGACACCCTGCCGGCAAGTACCTGCCCACGTTCATGAACGAGGTGCCCAACCTCGACGCGAGTTGGGATGCCACTTGCGGACACTGCGTTGGGATCCAGGCGGCGTTCGATCGGCGGGCGGAATGAGGCGCGCCAAACGGATGGCGTTCCTGCACGTGCGCCTCACGCTGCGAGTCACAATGGACCTCGCCGCGGCCATCGTCCTGGCCTGTGACGCCGCGCTGGCAGGGATGGATGGGTGGGAGGAGCAGTGAGCGACGACCCTGCCGCCCAGATCCGCAAGGCCCTGGCTGACATCGAGAGGCATTACGACGACACCCTGGACCCTGCACGACGCGCATCAGGTAGCCATGTCCTGACAAGCATCGTGGACGCGCCATTGCCAATCAGCGCAGACATCCTCGACAAGCGGGCACACTGCCGGGCCAGGATGACGTACTGGTGCATCGTGGTCATCAGGGATCGCGATCTGCACACCGAGCGGCTTAGTGGCTTTGACGTGCCGGCGATGGCTGATCTACTGCGCCGGCACAGTGACTGGCTAGGCGAGCAGGATGGACTGATCGACAGGCTTGGCAGAGTCCAGCACCCAGCGAGCGAACTTGAGCAATGCGCCTCTGATCTGCGAGGAATTGCCGCGCCATATCGCCGTGACTGGCACCCGCTCGGCACATGCCCGCTTGAGGTCGACAGCGAGGATGGTCCCGTGATCTGCGGTGGTCAGGTGCGCGCCTATCCCGATAAGGACCCGTTCTGCGATACATGCGGCACTGTGGCTGTGACGTCATGGTGGGAGAAGGTCATGTTCGATGACCCCGAACTCACGCGGCTACTGACGGCGGCCGAGTTGGTGCTGTTCGTGCACAATCAGTTCGGCAAGGTCGTGACTGAGGTCTGTATCAGGCAGTGGATCAAGCGCGGCATCATCACCAGGGCAGGCAGCGACGACAAGGGCAGGACGTTGTTCGACAAGGGCGCCGTGGCATACGCGATCGAACGACGGAAGATCCTCGCATGACACGCCGAGCGTTATATGTGCGAATGTCAGCGTGTCGGTGTACTGTGACAAGCGGGACGTTCCTTGTCCCCTGGCACAGATCGAGCATCGCTCTCTGTGCCGCTTCCATTCTCCCCTCTCGATGCTGCTGGACTGACGCCACACACGCCACGAGCGCACACAGTCAGCTACCCAGCACGAGAGGGTCAAGTCCCGTCAAGGTGCGGAGGCGTCATGTCGAACACCTACAAGACCGACCCATTCTGGGTGCAGTTGGCGAACGGATACCACCGATCCGAGCCCTTCCACATCACAGTGGGTGAGCATGATTGCGACCTACCAGAGAAGCCGATCCGAACGTTCACGCACTGCCACTGGAGTTTTATCTACATGGGCAAGCGAGTCTGTTCTTGCTGGCTCTGTCACGGCTCCTACTTCGCTGGTGAGCGCAAGCGCGAACGGCAGCGCGGCAAGTCACAGATCCGCGAGCAATCCAAAGATCTACACAACCCACGAACTGACTGCCCAGTGTGTGGGGAAAGCATCTTCGACCGTACTCATTACGGCTGCTGATATGACCACGACCATGCTCGACCCACGCCTCGCACTGTGCGACAGACGCGCCTGCCTCATGGTCACCATCACCCAGCAACGTGCCGCGTTCAAGGCGATGTGCGGATGCCCGCGATGTGGAGATGCTGAAGCGCGCGAACAGCTGGCCGGGCAGATCCACAAGAACCGCCTGGAGCTGGACGACATCACCGACGCGATCACTGATGGGTGCGCATGAACGACGATGGCCGCGAAGCGATGCGCGATGCGATCACTCAAGTCTTCGCAGACCATGCAGACCATCCCTCAGACCGAGGCATCATTACGGGGTTTATCGTCATAGCCGAAGTTGTGGGCGCTGACGGCGATCCGTGGCTCAAGCGCATCAGCGACGACGGCCCAATGTGGCGCACGGTCGGGATGCTCACCTCAGTCAACGACGACTTACGGCAAGCGCTGCGCAACAGCGACCCCGACGACTAGGAGAACTCATGCTCACCCTGATCTTGCTCATCATCGCTGCAGTGTGCTTCGCCCTTGCCACGTTCAATGTGGCTACCCGAGTCAACCTCGTGGCGCTCGGGTTGTTCGCCTCTGTGCTCATCTTCCTCATCCCTTCATTGACGAAACGCTAGGAGGCTGACATGGCAGGCAAGAAGCCGAACACAGGTACACCCAAGGACAAGCGTCTCGCAGGACGCGGCATGAAGCCCGGACCCAAGCCGATGACGCCCAAGAAGGCGTGCAAGTAACTCACCCGTTCGGTCCATGTAATTCCCGACCGAACAGTGCCATGATGTGAACATGAGCCGTGACTACAGCACGATCACATGGGGTCTCGCACTGATCGTTGGCGCACTGTTCCTAAACTGGCAGCAGTCCATCCCGTGGGCACTGGCAGCAGCGGGCAGCGTCGCTGTCGTGGCTGGTCTCGTTAAGGCGCTGCCTGTTTGGTTGGCACATGACATGCCAGTTAGTAGCAGGTCACGCTGACAGTGAGGTAGACGCATGGCGTGGGATCAGAAGCGACGAATGCCAAGCGACTACATCGACCCACACAAGGCAGCACGCATCCTTGCTGCGCACGCTGGCATCTGCTGGCTATGCGGACATGGTGATGCGTACCAGGTCGACCATGTAATTGCATGGGCAGAGTGGACACGTACTGATCTGTCAGTGCATGACGCATCTAACCTCGCTCCTGCTCATGGCGCACCATGCCCAACGTGTGGACTCAACTGTCATGCAGACAAGAGCAAGGCAGAGGCGGCACGTGGCAGTACACGCCATGCATCACGTGGCAAGAGACCAGTCGAGATACATCCTGGTCTGATCTAACTCAACACATAGATGCATGTGTCATGTATCTATTATATGTATCACGTACACATACACACATCATCATGCATTAGACGCATGTGTTATGTATCTATGCATCATGCATTAGATGTACGCATGTAATACATGCACATGCATTGTGTACATACACATACACATAGTACATACACATAGTACATACATACACATAGTACATAGTACATAGTACTACATCATGTATGTACTACATCGTAATATACATTACATACATACATTACATACATCATGTACTAACACACACATGATCGATCAATCAACTAACGTGCAATCAATCAACACAGCATCATAGATAGTCGTGACCACGCCGACCTTCGCCGATGCGATCCTCTCCTTGGACACCCCCACAGATGACACCCCCACGAGTCGACGTGAGTGTCACATCATCGCGTCACATCATCGCATCGTGTTAGGTGAGGCTCACCTAGGTAAGGGGGGCCTACCCCCTCCCCCCAAAGGGTAAGGGGCGACTCGGTTAGCAGACGCCAGCCTGCGTGCGCCATCTGGCTGTTTTTTAGGAGAGCATTACCTTAGTGCGTCCGTTTGATCGTGCCCTGGTGGCACGCACCGACCCTGGAGGTCACCGTCATGGCTCGTCTACAGATCGTCACCCTGCCGACCATCACGATCGAGGTCGTGCAATGAGCCTCGCTCCCAATTACTCAGTCCCTGAGAACGTCTCCCCGTTCAAGCACCTGCCCATGTTGGCGTTGTGCTCGCATTGTGGTGAGCCGTTTGATCGCATCGCCGCTCAGACAGTCGCGTGGCCGGACGGTCGCACATGCGAGGGCTTGTGTGACCGCTGCGCGGTTCGCCTCGTCCGGCATTTCAGCGTGGGCATCACCGGACGTCAGGCAGGTGTCTGATGACCACCCCGAAAGCACCCGTAGGTCTCGGCAAGGCCGGCAAGGCTCAGTGGTCGACTATCGCTGGGTCGTACAAGCTGCGCCCGGATGAGTTGACGGTCCTTGAGGATGTGTGCCGGACTGCGGACATGCTCACCTTGCTGACTGAGGCGTGGGTCGCTGCCGAGAGTCCGATGACGACCAAGGGCAGCATGGGGCAGTTGGTGATCCATCCGTTGATTGCGGAGATGGACAAGCACCGCAAGTCTCGTGCCGCGTTCTTGAAGCAGCTGGCGTTGCCTAATGGTGACGAGGCTGTCCCTGCGATGAACCAGCATCGTTCGGCCGCGGTCAAAAAGTGGTCAGACCGGGGCGCGTGATGACCGGCATGGACGCGCTCATTGCCCGCAGCCTGACGGACGGCGCGATGTACATCGTGGCCGAGTCCGAGCGTCACCCCGGCCAGCACCCGCGCACCTACACGCCGTCGCAGTTCCTTGAGGTCGAGGGTGAGCGGTTCCACCGCGTCTACGTGACCGAGCGGGCCACCATCTGTGAGGACTGGCCACGCATGTACCACACGCTGATGACCACTCGTGAACTGAGTGCGCCGGGTAGTGGGCGCCTCTGCTTCGTGGTCGAACGTCGTGGCGCGTAGCCTCGCTGCCTCCCAGACCCGCACCGATGAGTCCGAGATCCGCAAGATCATCGGCTGGTACGAGGACCAACTAGAGCGTGCGGCACCGCCTACTGGCCTTGAGTGGGAGCCGGTCAAGATCGGCCCGACGTGGCGCTATGAAAACGGTTGGATTCTGCCCGCGGTGACGTTGGGGTGGCGCAACCTCGCCTGGACTGGGATGCGTCTGACAGCGCCCAAAGGTGGCCCGTGGACGTACACGCTGGAGCAGGCGCGGTTCGTCCTCTGGCAGGACGCTCTTGATCCTGAGACCGGCGAGTTTCTGTATCCCACAGCTGTCCTGCAGCGGCTCAAAGGTTGGGGCAAGGACCCGCTCGCAGTGGCGTTGTCCACGACGGACATCTGCTCAGAGGATGCCGTGTTCGATCACTGGCGCGGCGATGTTCCGGTTGGGAAGCAGACCCCGCAGGCTTACGTGCAGATCGTCGGTGTGGCACAGGACCAGATCAAGCGAAACACCATGCCGCTGTTCAACGTCCTCATCCCGAAAGAGACGAAGACGAAGTATGGGATCCAGGTCGGCAAACTCGACGTGTGGGCTCGCGGCGACACGGCTCACATTGAGGCGTCGACGTCGTCTGCTCTGTCGATCGAGGGGCCGCGCCCGACGCGGGTCATCCGCAATGAGACGCAGAACTGGATCGAAGCCAACGACGGGCACACCCTTGCAGGAACGATCGAGGGCAACCTTGCGAAGGACTCGACGGGTGCGGCTCGGTTGCTCGACATCTGCAACGCGTACCGCGACGGTGAGGACTCGGTTGGGCAGCGTGCCCGTGAGGCGTACAACGCGACAGTGGGCACGCGATGCAAGGCTCACGCGGGTCTTGCGGACTGGCCGGCGTGTCTGGACTGTCAGCCGCCCAAGTCTGCCGAGTTCGGGATGCTTTACGACTCATTGGAGGCTCCTCCCGAGGCTCCACTAACCATCGAAGCCGCGCCGTCAGTGGTTGAGGCGATTCGCGGTGACTCGGTGTGGCTGAACGTTCGGCGCATCTTGAACTCGATCAAGAACCCCACGAACTCGGCTAATGAAAGCCGGCGCAAGTGGTACAACCAGATCAACGCCGCTGAAGACGCGTGGTGTGACCCGAAGGACGTTGCGGCAGGCAAGCGCGACTATGGACTCGATGACGGCGACGCGGTTGTCCTGTTCGGGGATGGGTCGAAGTCGGATGATGCGACCGGCCTTTTGGCCGTGCGGATCTCGGACGGTCACGCTCAGGTGCTGCACGTGCAGCAGCCGAAGAAGGGTCAGATCGTCAACCGGGACGCCTATGACCTCGCAGTCATCGCGGCGGACGAGAAGTTCAAGGTGATGGCGTTCTGGTTCGACCCGTCGCACCTGAAGGACGACGATGCCGACGAAGACAACCGGTTCTGGTGGCCGCTCGTAGATAAGTGGTCCAAGCGGTACGGCAAGCGGCTGAAGTGCTGGCCGGTGAAGTCCGGTAACCGGATGCACGCGGTGGCGTTCGATATGGCCCTTGAGGTCAACCAGAAGACGTTTGTCGAGGGCGTCGAGCAGTGCCTGACCGAGTTGAACGACGCGCACAAAGACCCGACGAACGCGATCGTGACATTCATGGCGTCGTCGTGGCTTGAGGATCACCTGACGAACGCGAAGGCGGCGCCGGGCAAGCACGGGATTTCAGTCCGCAAGGACAACCGCGAGTCGAAGCACAAAATCGATTTGGCCGTCTGTCTCATCGGCGGCCGGATGCTGCGCCGTATCTACCTGCTGCAAACCAAGAAGGGCACGCCCGGCAAGGGTCGGGTGATCCTCTTGGGCGACTAACGGAAGGGGTGTGGGATGGCCGGTTTCATCGATTGGGTTGCACCGATGTTCTACCCGACCAGCATTCCAACCCTGCCGCTGCTGACCCTGTCTGAGGACGAGCGTCGGTTGATTGCGCTGCTGCAGTATCGGCAGCAGCATGACCGCAGCAACATGGAACTGTGCAAGTCGTACTTCAAGGGCGCGCAGGCCATCGACAATCTCAAGATGGCCGTGCCTGATGAGATCGCCGCGGTTCTCCGTACCCTCGTGGGCTGGCCTCGTCTCGCGGTGAACCCGTATGTGGAGCGTCTTGCCTTTGACGGGTTCCGCCTCCCTGGCGAGACTGACATCAACCAGGACCTTCAGGACGTCTGTACCGACAACGGTTTGGCCGCCGAGCAGAATTTGGCGTACAAGGATGCCTTGACGATGGGCCGAGGCTACTGGGTTGGTGGCTCACCTGATGAGTCTGGGTACTCACCCAAGATCACTGTCGAGTCGCCGTTGAATATGGGCGTCCTGTGGGACCTGAATGGCATCAGCGCGAAGTCCGCCATCCAGTCGTACATGGTCGACAACCAGTGCCATTCGGTGGTCTTGATGCGGGGACTCACGCTTGAGGTCGCGCAGGACGAGAACCTGATATGGCAGTTGGTGAATCGTGATGCCCACGGTTTCGACTTTGTGCCGGTCGTGCGTATGGCGAATGATCCTGAGACGGAAAACCGTGACGGGAACTCTGCGATCACTCCCGAGTTGATGTCCATCGTCGATGGCGCCTGCCGTACTCTGCTCGGCCTTGAGGTTGCGCGAGAGCTCTACTCGGCCCCGCGTGTTGCGATCATTGGCGCAGCGTTGGAGAGCTTCCAGAACGCGGACGGCACGAAGCGTTCTCAGTGGGACACGTACATCCACAAACTGCTCGGCCTTGAACGCGACGAGGACGGCAACCTGCCGACGATCCAGCAGCTTTCGTCGTATGACCCTGCCACGTTTACGAAATTGATCGAGATGTACGCCTCTCAGGCAGCGGGCATCATGGCCGCGCAGCCTCAGGAGTTGGGTCTCTACACGCAGGGCAACCCGGTCTCGGCTGACGCATACGACGGCTTGGACTTGACGCGGAACCGGCGCGCCGAACTGATGCAGGACTACTTCGCCACCCCGTTGGTTCGTGTGATGCAGATGGCCATGCGCTTCCAGAACAACGGCGTCTTGCCTGAGCAGTTCCGCCGTATCGAGGTTGACTGGCGCTCGGTCCGCCACCTTTCTCTGGCCCAGGCCGCTGACCCGCTTAGCAAACTCATCGCCTCCAACTCCATTCCTCCTCGCTCTGATGTGACGCTCAAGGCTGCCGGCTTCACAGCCGTGCAACGCCAGCAGATGCAGCAGGACTGGAACGAGGCAGACGCGCAGGCGGCCCTGAAGCAGATCGCAGACAGCCTGGCGGCCAACGCAGCCCGCACGCCGAACGGAGCACCCGATGGCAACAACCCAGGCGCCACCCCGGCCAGCGGAAGCGCACCAAGTGGGACAGTCGGCACTGGTGGCGCTAATTCCAGCGCTGCTGCGTCAGGCGTGGCCGCTGCTTGACCTGCATGACCTCAAGGGCACGATGCCGGCGTTCACGGCCGCGGTTCGGGCCATCGTGCAGCGGTACGGGCAGGCATCGGCAGCCGGTGCGCTGTCCTACTACAAGACCGAGCGCGCAGCGGCCAAGGTGCCCGGTCGTCCGTCGCTGAAACTGGCTCCGTCGCCTGCGGATTCGGTGATCGAGTCGGCGGTCTCATGGGCGACGACGGACCTGTATGGCCCGGTCACCACAGAGACCACCGATGCGGCGATGAAACAACTCGACGAGTCGGTGTCGCAACTGGTCCTAGACCAGGGCCGTGACACGATCATCGGCGCAGTCCAGCAGGACAAGTACGCACGCGCGTGGGTGCGGGTCACCTCTCCCGGCGCGTGTTCGTTCTGTCAGATGCTGGCGTTGCGTGGCGCGGTCTACAGGGACGCGCGCGCAGCGGGCAAGGGCTCGAAGGGCAAGAGCGGCACGGCGTTCGCGGGTGGTGGGCTCGACTTCAAGGTCCACGACAACTGCCGGTGCCATGCCGAGCCCGTCTTCACCGCCTACGAGCCGAGCGCGCACATGCGCGAGATGCAGGCGCTCTGGAAAGACTCGACCAAGGGCCGCAGCGGCAACGACGCTCGCAACGCTTTCCGGCAGGCCGTAGAGGGTCGCCCTGTGACGGGCACGACCGGCGCCAAGGCAGCCAAGCATGTGGTCGGCGGCACGAGCATGGACCGCCCGCAGATCGAGTTCTTGCTCAAGCAAGCACGCGGGCTGAAAGACAGTCCGTGGCGCACAAGCCAGATTGCACGGCTGAGCAAACTGCTCGCCGGCAAGTGAAAGCCTCCCGGCTGGTCCGGGGATGTTCCACCCAATCAATCGTCCCTGGAGGACACAGTCATGGCCGAAGTAGAGACCGAAGGAACCGCGGCGGATGCCGCTAACGCTGGTGAGTCCGAGACTGAAGCGGTAGAGCCCGCCGATCTTGAGGGATACCAGCAGCTCGTCGAGAAACTCCGTGGCGATGTCAAGACACTGAAATCGTCGGATCGCAAGCCTCAGGACGAGCGAGACAAGAGCATGATCGCGAAGCTCAAGGGTCAGATCAAGGATTATGAGCCGAAGGTCGCCGAGTATGACCGCCTCACGGAGGCATCCAAGACTGCGGAGGAACGCGCCCAAGGGCTCGCCACTGCCGCCGAGGAACGGGCAAGCAAACTGCTCACCCGTGCCGTCACCGCTGAGGTCAAGGTGCTGGCAGCGCAGGGTTTCGCTGACCCTGAAGACGCCGCCGCATTCCTTGACTTGTCCAAGTACGCCACCTCTGACGGTGACGTGGACACGGAGGCCGTGAGGACCGACCTTGCCGACCTGCTGGCCCGCAAGCCTCACCTCGGTAAGTCCCCCGGCTCACGTCTGCCCGCACCGAACCCCGCGCAGGGGTCGAGCGGCAACGGCCCTGCCGGGCTCACGCCCGACGACGAGTACGAACTTTTCTATCCCACCCCAAGAAAGTGAGGGCCATCTAATGGCCGAGTACCTCCCCCTCTACAAGCCAGGTCAGGCGCTGACCCTGAAGGCATCCGCCGTGACCGTTGCAGGACAGGTTGTCATGGTGACCGGCGTCAACACGGTCGGCCCATGTGCCGCCGCATCTGTCAAGGTCGTCGGTGTTGCCGGGTTCGACGCGGCAATCAACGACTACGTGACGGTCTATGCCGGCGGTGTGCAGGTCTGCACCGCGTCGGGTGGGATCACCGCAGGTGATCCGGTCGTCGCCGGTGCCGCCGGGACCGTCGTGTCCTCCGCAGTCCCGCCCCTTGGGCAGCGGGTCGGTGTTGCGCTGAACACTGCGGTCGATACCGCCAAGGTTCGCGTCCTGTTCACCTGACGTTGGTCAGAACAGATTTCCCCCCAGTTCGTTCAGGAGATGGCGTGTTCGCCTCTCCGTTGATAGTCAGAGGTGATTCACATCAGTACTTACCCACCCGCACCGGCGACGTATTCGGATCCGAACGTCACCGCATCCCGGTTCCTCAAGGCCCCCGAGTTTGTCGCTCGCCGGCTCCAGACCCTCGGTGATCTCCGCTACGTCGGCCCGTTGCTGCTGACCGGCCGCATGGAGACCACTGGCGGCGCCATCGGCTACGAGCAGGTTGAGGGCATCTTCGCTGATGCCGCGTCCGAGGTTGTCTCTCCTGGTGCCGAGTACACCATCACCACGGTTGGGGACGGCGCTGCCGGTCTCGCCAAGGTGACCAAATGGGGCAAGGACACCCTCATCACCGATGAGTCGATCAAGCGCCGCAACATGGACCCGGTCAACAAGGGCATGTTGAAGCTGGTCAACTCAGCTGCTGTTGCCATCGACGCGTCCGTGATCTCGGTGGTTGCTTCGGCGATCACCGCGACCCGCGCCGCGGTGGAGAAGTGGGACGGGTCGGGCAATACCCCGGTCATCCTGCAGGACATCCTGCGCGCCAAGGCCGACATCCGCAGTCTGAACCTCGGTTATGAGCCGAACGCTCTGCTCGTGGACGACTCGACCTGGGCGTACCTCGCTTCGGACGCGGTCATCTCGGCCGCGATGCAACGGGAGTCGACGCTGAACCCGATCTACACGGGTCGGTTCTCCGTCCTCGCGGGCCTGCTCGTCATCCCCGCACCGGCGGCGAACCTGCCTGCTGGTGTTGGCACGAACGCTTGGGTCCTCGACTCCAGCCAACTGGGTTTCATCGCCACTGAGAACCTCGGTGGTGGTTACCAGTCCGCTGGCGAACTGGTCGAGTCCAAGGTCATGCGCGTGGACGAGAACGACGCATGGCGTCTGCGCGCCCGCGCGAACTTCGTCCCCGTGGTCACTGACGCCGGCGCCGGGTTCAAGATCTCGGGCGTCGCCTAATGGCTGCAGTAAAGCCCGCCGGCGGCACCAAGGTGTTTCGGGTGACTGCGATGTTGGTGACCGTCAAGGACTCCAACGGCACACCGCGCTACCTCGGCCGGGGCGATCTGATCCCCGACGGCACAAAGCAGGAGTCGATCGACCACCTGGTCGACCTCGGCTACGCGGCCGAAGAGAAGTAACCCAGTGGTACACGCCGAGAGGAGAAGTCGGACATGACTGCACCGATAGCAGTTCCGTCCGATCTCGGCGTGTACTTGGGCGATGAGGCGATTGACCTCGTCCGGGCCACGTTGATTCTTGCGCAGGCGCAACTCCTGTGCGAGACGATCGTGTCGCCCATCCCTGAAACTGCTGCGCCCATCGTCTTGGGTGTGGCGGCTCGGGCGTACAACAACGTCACGTCCGCTCACTCAGTGGGCATCGGATCCGCGAACATCGCCTACGGTTCGCAGGGGGCCAATGTGGGCATCGGCGGGATGTACCTGTCCCGCTCGGACAAGTCCACCCTGCGCAGGCTCGCGGGCAGCGCTGGCGCGTTCAGTATCGACCTGCTGCCCGACCCGTGGCCACCCGTGGTCACATGAGCGCCATCTCGGTGTTCTTCATCCACACGGCGACCGTGGAGACGTTCACAGGCACTGGTGCCTACGGTGACGCCTACGCCGCCCCCGTGGTCGTCAAGGGCTTCCTCGATGACGGCGTTGTCCTGGTCCGCACGGGCACGAGTGAGCAACAGGAGCAGAAGTCGATCTTCTACGCGCCGCTGACGTTCGTCTATCAGGGCGTTCAGTACGTCTCCTGGGACGTGTTCATGCCCGACTCGCAGGTCACAGTCAACGGCCGCGCCTGTCATGTGTCGGAGAGACGAAGCCGTGACGGTGGCTCGCTCGGGCTGCCTGACCATATCGAAGTGGATTTGATTTAGGCGTGTTTGGCCCATCGGCGCATCTTGGCATCGTGGACGTTGCGGCCGTGGGCGATCGAACTCCACAAGCCGAGCGGCCAGAAGAACACCCAGAGGGTGACGCGCCCGAGGAACGTAAGAACGGCCCACGAGACCAAGAGTGCGAAGAGCAGCACGGCCCACGTGACCTTGGAGATAAATACCAGTGCGACCCACCACCATCCGAAGAGTATCCAGTAGATGAGTCCGTGGGCTGTGCGCGCTGGCGCCGTGTATGTGCTCATGTCCCCAATATGCACCCTGGGAGGTTGATCTGATGGGCATGGACCTCGAAGACATCCTGGCCAAGGTCCACTCCAGCGTCGAGGACGCCCTGGCCGAAGGCGCGCAGATCATCCTTGACCGCTCCACCGAGCTGGTGCCCAAAGAATCCGGCGACCTCGCGGCATCCGGCTCGGTCAACAAAGGCGCGGCCGGGACGAACACCGTGGCCATCAAGTACGACTCGGTGTACGCCCACTACATCCATGAGTCCATGGAATTCGAGCACCCTCACGGCGGCGGCCCGAAATTCTTGGAACTCGCCATGAATGAAAAAAGTGAGGCTGCCATCAACAAAGCGGGCGAAGTCATTCGGACGGTGCTGGGAACATGACCGCCGGCTTTGAGACCAACCTGTTGACGGGCATCGCCCACCTCCTCGCAGACGCCAACCTCGGAACGTGGCGCGACACCGGCATCTACGCCGCAACCGAGACCGGCATCATCCTCGACACTGTTCCCGCCACCCCGGACCGGGTCATCACCCTGACCGATTACGTCGTTTCCGACGACCCGACCCTGTCTGACTCCATCATCGGCGTGCAGGTCCGCACCCGGTGGGGCGGCGCAGACCCGCGCCCCGTCAAAGACCTCGACGGCGGGATCTTCAACGCACTACACGGCCTCGAAGGCGTAACCCTGACCGGTGGCGTCAGGGTCGTGTCCTGTTTCCGACGCTCTGGCACATCCATGGGTCAGGACATTTCCAACCGGTGGGGCCGATCCTCCAACTTCTATGCCACCGTCCACCGCCCCAGCACGAACCGCACCTAACCCGCTCATCCCCTGCAACACCCGCACTGAAGGAGAAACATCATGACCGCAACAACCAAGGTCCAACTCGGTGCGGCAACCACCGTCCGCAAGTGGTACGTGGATGTCAACACCGGCACCCTGGCCGACCCCGTATGGACGGGCGTGTTCGGCGTCAGCAACTTCAAGCCGAGCCTGTCCCCGACGTGGAAGGACACCTCGGACTTTGACTCTGGCGGGGACGAGTCGTCCACGTCCACCTCCCGCAAGTGGGAACTCGACTTCAAGGTCGAGCGCAAGACCCAGGCATCCGACCCCACCGCCTACGACCCAGGCCAGGAGGCGCTGCGTCTGCGCGCGGAGCACATCGGGCTGCTGAACAGCATCGGGGTCCGGTTCTACGAGATGGAGCCTGGTGGCCCCCGCATCGAGGCGTTCCAGGGCCAAGCGGGTGTCGAGTGGTCCCCCGATGGTGGGGCCATGGCGGACACGGACGGCGTGTCCGTGAAGCTCATCGGGCAGGGCAGCCGCACCGCCATCACCCACCCTGACACCGTCGCAAGCGTGCCCGTGATCTACTCGTTCGCCCCGATCACCGGCCCTGCTGCCGGCGGGACCTTGGTGACCATCCACGGCGTCGGGTTCACCGGCGCCGTCGCGGTCGGAGTCACGGGTGTGAAGTTCGGTGCGAACAACGCGACCAGCTTCGCGTTTGTCGACGACGACACGATCGTCGCGATCGCACCCGCTCACGCCGCCGGGGCTGTGGCCGTCATCGTGACGAACGCGACCGGCCCGTCCATCACGGGTGGCACCTTCACCTACGTCTGATAGGGCGTCCAGCAGTCGTGGCGCGGGCACCGTGGCTGTCGTTGCCCGCGCCACTTAACAGCCAAACAGCCAACAGCCAAAGGAGACAGCCATGGCAAAACTCGATCTGACCGGGTACCTCGAAGACGACTCCGTCGAGGTACCCGGCATCCCCTCCAAAGCCCACCCGGATGGCAAGACGTACCGGTTCGCCTCCCCTGACGCCAAGACCGGCCTGTTCTTGGCGTCCCTGGCCAACCTTGCCGTCAAGGCCCGCTTGGGTGCCGACATTGGTGAGCAGGCTGCCGCCCTGGAGCTGGACGACAACCAGGAACGCGACCTGATGCGGGACGTCATGGGCGCCACCCTGGACGAACTCACCGCTGACGGGGCGTCGTGGGTGCGTATCCAGAAGCTGAACCGGTACCTGTTCATCCATTTCGCGATGGGTGAGGACGCAGCTGTGGGGTTGCAACGGTCGGGGGAAGCCCCGGCCCCGGCGAACAGGGCGGCACGCCGGGCAGTCAAGAAGCCGACCCCGGTGAAGTCCGCAACGCCGCGGGTCTCCCGCGCTGGATCGACGACCCGCAAGAAGGCGGCGGCCAAGGCCAAGGCCTGACCTGGGGCGACATCCTGGGCCAGTGGGCGCTGATCGAGTGCGACCTGGCCGACCGCGGCATCGACGTCGGTGACCCGGCGCTGATGTCGTCCCGCTCGTGGCGGTGGTTGCGGGTCCGCATCCTGGGCTTGCTCGACGCAGCCCCGCAGTATGTGCCGCTCCCTGATGGGTCGGTGCGGATCATGCCCGGGTCCCGTCTCGGCCGGCACTTCCAAGAGGACTGAGAAGGGGTGCAGCGATGAGCCTAAACGTCGGCGATCTCGTCGGGTATCTGCGCCTCGACATAAGCAATTTTGAGACGAACATCACCAAGGCTCAGGGGCTGGCCGACAAACTTGACGGCAAGAACGTCAACGTCCAGGTCAAGGTCGACACGGCTGGCGCTGAAACGAAACTCGCCGCGGTTGCTGCGTCTGAGGACAAGGTTGGCGGCTCGTCCAAGGGCGCGTCAGGTGCTCTGACCTCGGTCGAGTCAGCGGCCCGGAAGTTGGCGGACGCCTCTAGCGTTGCGAACATCGCGCAACTGCGTTTGAGCGAGGTGCAGGGTTCGGGCACAGCCAAGGCGTCGTCATTGGCCAGCGCCCATCAGTCGCTGACGAAGGCCCAGCGCGACTTGAGCGATGTGATGAAATCCTCTACGCCAGAGGTCATCCGCGCTGCGGAGGCGATGAAACCTCTTGACGACGCGGACAAGAAGGTCGCCTCGTCCAGCAAGGACGCGGGCAACGGCATGGGCCTGCTGTCCATGGCCATTGTCGGGCTTGGTCCTGCGATCGTCCCCCTGGCTGCCGGTGCCGCCGGCCTCGCTGTGGGCTTCGGCGCAATGGGCGCGGCTGGCGTGCTGGCCATCGTCGGTATCTCGCAGCAGATGAAGGCCGGGACGCCGCTGGGTGCTGCGTATAGCGCAACGATGGGAACCCTCAAGGGCGACCTGACTACTCTCGGGGCCACTGCTGCCGCTGGCGTCCTGGCGCCGTTCCAGAAGGAGGTCGCCACCCTTCAGGGCCAGATGCCCGCGCTCAACAGCATCATCGGTGAGTTCTCTGTCATCACGGGCAAGACCGCTGGCAACCTGATGAACGGGCTCGTCGCGGCGTTCATCGCCCTTGAGCCCCTGGCCCGCGACGTCGGCGTGTACGTCCTGGATCTGTCGAGCAAGTTCTCCACCCTGATGTCAGGCTCTGGCGTCACCACGTTCGGTGACTACATCCGCTCGGTGTTCCCTCAGGTGATGCAGGCTGTCGAGTCCGTCGTCGGCGCCGCTATCCGCCTGGTCGCTGCTCTGGCCCCGCTCGGCCTCGGCACGCTGTCGATGCTCAAGGTATTCGCGGATGTCATCAACGCCCTGCCTGTGGACGTTCTGTCCAACCTGGCAACCGTCGCAGTCTCGGTCTTCATCGGGTTCAAGTCCTACGGGCTGCTCTCCGCCGGCGTCACCGCACTGGGCACCGCACTGGAGTTCGTGGGCGTCTCGGCTGAGACCGCCGCCACAGGGCTGGCCGTGCTGAACATCGCCGCCGGGGTCATCGCGGCAGTGCTCGCTGTCATGGTGTTCGCATTCACCGCGAACGCCAATGCGACCAGAGAGAACCAGCAAGCGGTCAACGACTACACGGACGCCCTGATCCGCAGCAATGGTGCGATTGACGCGAACGTGCGCGAACTAGCGTTCAAGAAACTCTCGGACTCTGGCGCTATCGATGACGCTAGGGCTCTCGGCCTGAACCTGTCTCTGGTCACTGACGCCATGCTGGGCAACGTCCCCGCGTCGCGGGCGGTCGGTGCACAGATGGCTGCGATGACTACGGGTTCGCATGATAGCGGTGCAGCCTTCCTCACCCAGCAGACTCACATCAACAACCTGGCATCCGCACTCGGCACGAGCACCGCACAGTTCGGGACCGCCACGCAGGCGCAAAAGGACCACGCCGCAGCGATGGCGACGAGCACCGCCGCAGTCACCCCCGCCACAGCCGCACAGGATGCTCTCGCGGCCAGGGTTGGGACGACATCCGCAGCGCTGGCGCTCGCCGCGACGGCGCAGCAGAAGACCGCTGACAAGACCGCCCTTGCCACCGCGCAGATGTACCTGGAGAACGACGCCGCAGGGCTGCTCAAGCAGGCACTGGACATCCTCAACAACAAGGCGCTGTCGCTGGCGGAGGCGCAGACTGCTGATGCTGTCGCCACGAACGCCGCCGCCGCCGCGCTCAAGGCCAACGGGACTGCGATCCAGGGCAACAGCGACGCCGCGCTCAAGAATCAGCAGGCGCTGCAGCAGAAGGCGGAGGCGAGCCAGCGTGAGGCTGAGGCTGTCGGCAAGGCCACGGGCAGCACCGTCGAGGCGACTAAGGCATACGGGGCTTCCAAGACCGCCCTGGAGGGCACGCTGCGGGCGCAGGGATTGCTAACCCCGGCTGTGCAGGCGTATATCGACAAGCTCTACGACGTCAAGAACCTGAAACTGGAGCCGACCCCGCTGGATGTGAACACGGCCGCTGCGGACAAGAACATAGCAGCGATGCAGGACCGCATCACCGCGATCAAGCAAGGTAAGGCTCCCGGGCTGGACGCTGACTCTGCTGCAGGAAAAGCGACGATCGCCGCTCTGCAGAAGGGCATCGACAACATCAAGCAGGGCAAGCCTCCGGGTGTGACTGCCGACATCACGCCTGGGCAAGCGCAGATCCTGGCGTACCAGAAGGCCATCGACGCGATCAAGCAGAAGTTGGCCACCGGACTGGACGCCAACCCGAAGGCCGCAGAGCTCCAGATCGTTGACATGCAGAACAAGATCGACGCCATCAAGCAGAAGCTGGCCACCGGACTGAACGCCAATAATGCACCTGGCCTGGGCGCGGTCAACTCATTGCAGGCGGCGATCACCGGGATGCACCAGGGTTCGCTTCCTGGGTTGGACGCCAATGCTGCACCTGGAAAGGGCGCGGTCAACTCGCTGCAGGCGGCGATCACTGGACTCACTGGCAAGACCGTCGATGTCGTGATCCAGTACACCGCCAACGGCGTGAACCTCACCACGCCTTCCAGTGTCGGTCGCTCGGCTACTGGTGGCCCGATCAGCGGGGCGGGCACTGGGACCTCTGACTCGATCCTGCAGTTGGTGTCCAACGGCGAGCATGTCCTGACCGCTGCCGACGTGGTGGCCGCGGGTGGGCACGGTGCGATCATGGACTGGCGCAAGTCGCTGCACGGGTATGCCCAAGGTGGGCCGATCATCCTCACCATGCCGAGCGCGTCCGACATAAACGCGGCCTACAGCACGGGTGCCAACAATGGCGCCACGTACTTCCCGCCACCACTACCGCCGGTCGGCGGTGGCAGCGGTGGTGGCAGTGGCGCCGCTCAGTGGTCCTCGATGGTGTCGCAAATCCTGGCGATGCTGGGGCAACCTGCGAGCAGCCTCGCTGGCAACCTCCGCCGCATCAATCTGGAATCGGGCGGCAACCCGAACGCCATCAACCTGACCGACTCCAACGCGACCGTCCTACACACCCCATCTCAGGGATTAATGCAAACGATCCCCTCGACGTTCGCCGCTTATGCGGGACCGTATGTCGGCCGTGGCATCACTGACCCGTTCGCCAACATCTACGCCGGCGACGCCTACGCCATCGCCCGTTACGGCTCTGTTGCGGCGATCGACCCGCTGGTCCACCCTGGCGGCTACGCCAACGGCACCAACAACGCAGCCCCCGGGTATGCATGGGTCGGTGAGCGCGGCAAGGAACTCGTGCACTTCGGTGGCCACGAGCAGGTCACCCCGAACAACATGCTGGGCGGCGCTGACATGTCCGGTGTGCGTGCCGACCTGGCCGAGCAGACCCAGATCCTGCGATCCCTCGTCCCTGGATTCAGTGCCGCCCTCGACACGCAGACCACCAGGCAGCAGACGATGCAGCGGCAGATGGCGAGGGCCTGATGACCACTGTTTTCGTTGCGTTCGCAGGGACATGGCTCACAGACCCGACCGACCCGACTGTGAGCCTGCAGTTATACAAGACTGACAGGACCGAGCAGGACGGCCTTGACGCAACCGTGCGGACCTATGCAGGCGGACGTCGCCGGATCATCTCCACCCCCGCAGACGCCCGGTCATCAGCGCTGACCTTCCAGCGCGCGTCAGGTGCCGACGTCGAGGTGCTGCGAGCATGGCGCGGCCGGCTCCTACTGATGCGCGACGGTTTTGGCTGGCGTCGTTGGGGAATGTTTGCCAGCATCGCCCCGACGTCGATCAACCAGGGCGTGGGACAGGAACTGCTTTACAGCGTGGCGTTGACATGGTTGGACTCTGACCACAGCGAGGCCGTCTAGTGCAGCCCCTGACCGCGGCCCCGCGCGATGGCTTCACGGCCGCCCAGGTCACCGCCCTGCTCGTGGCGCCCGATCTGTCGGTGGACTACGGCGCGGACCTGCTGGACGCGGGCCTCAACTTCGTGGACGACCTGAAGCCCGACATCTCTGGCGGCAACGTCAAGCGTGACAACTACGCACCCGTTCACGGCACCCTCGAAAACCTGACGATCAGCCGCTTGCTGGCGTGGGGCAAAGACCGGGTGCGTCCGTACATGCTCATGTCCAGCCCGACTGCCGGCGTGAGCGGATGTCGTTTCAACCAGGGCGTCTACCTGCTGATGACCCCCGACACCCAACTTGAGGAGACACCCCAGAGTTGGAAGGTCCAGGGTTACGACCAGTTGCACGTCTTACAGGACTCAGTCGGAGATTCCTACAGCGTGCTCGCAGGTGCGAACGTCTTGGCCGCTGTCCGCACGGCACTGACCGCTGCGGGGATCACCGGTCCGGTGCTGCTGGACACGGCAGCGGCGGCCAAGGTGTTGGCCACCGTGATGACGTGGCCCCTGACGTCGTCCGAGTCCCCCACGTGGCTGAAGGTCATCAACGACCTGCTGGCCAGCATCTCCTACAGAGGCATTTGGTGTGACCCTGATGGCGCCTTCTGCTCAGGACCCTACGTTGTTCCGGCCGATCGCCCGAGCGAATGGACGTTCAAGGTCGGCGACCTGGTCACGGGCATCGTCGCCCCACAGAGGACCGTCACGAACGACCTTTGGGGCGTGCCGAACTGGTGGCGCTTCATCGCCAACGGGCTCACCGTGCCGCCCGTAGAACTCGTCCCGGGCGTGTCCACCAACAACGGCATGTATACCAGGTCGAACGCCTCCACTGGACTGTCCTCACAGGCCTCGGTGGGCCGCACAGTCCATGCCGCGCCCGTATTCCTCGACGCCGTGGACGACGCCAGCCTGAAAGCGCAGGGTGACGCAATGGTCGCGACCGCGACACGGGTCAGCGAGGTCATCACCGCGAAACTCTCACCCTTCCCGATCGCCTGGCATTTCGATGTCGGCACCTGGTCGGACGCGGCGCTCGGTGCGGATCGCAAAGTGCAGTGTCGCTCCTGGGATCTGCCTCTGGACGGCTCGGACATGACCTACATTTTGGAGACTGTCTGATGGCTGAGCCCGGATCGGTCCACGCCCTGGCACCCCTGACGGTGCAGCTCGACTCATCCACGACGCCCCAGCCCGCGATCAATATGTCGAGCGTCACCCTGGTGGTCGCTGACCGTGTCGACGTCGAACCTGTCGGCAGTCCCACCAAGCAACTGCACGTCCTCGGCGTCGATCGCTCCAGTGTCCCGTCTGGCGTGATCTGGGCGTTCGGCGGTGCCACCGCGCCCGTTGGTTGGCTGATCTGTGACGGCTCGGCGATAAGCCGATCGACCTATGCGGCACTGTTCGCCGCCATCGGCACCGCTCACGGCGTGGGCGATGGCAGCACCACGTTCAACATCCCCCCTCCGGGCAGGGTTCCGGTCGGCAAGGACGCGAGCCAGACCGAGTTTGCCACGCTCGGCCAGACCGGCGGCGCGAAAACCCACTTGCTGACCACGGCCGAGATCCCGAGCCACAACCACACGCAGGACGCGCATGGGCACACGCAGGATGCGCATGGGCACACCGACACCGGTCACAACCACGGCAGCGGAACCATCCACAGCGGCAGCAGCGGATATGCCCACGTCCCTGATCCTGGATCGTGGTCCTTCGGCAGTCTGGGAGCACTGTCCACAGGCGCTGCTGCCATCTCGTCCACCACCGCGACGAACCAGGCCACCACCGCGACGAACCAAGCCGCTGGTGGCGGCACCGCGCACCCGATCTTGACTCCGTACTTCGTCGTCAACTTCATCGTGAAGACATGACGACCGTCACGACGTTCTCGTACACGGGCGCGGTCCAGGACTACACCGTGCCGGCGGGCATCTACTCCATCCAGATCGAGTGGTGGGGCGCCCATGGCGGCACCGTTGCCAGCGATGGTGGCAACGGCGGTTACACCAAAGGTCTGTTCAACACCACACCAGGGACCGTCCTGCACAACTACGTCGGCGGCGCCAATGGGTGGAATGGCGGCGGCGACGGCGGGACCGGCGCCATTAACGGAGGCGGCGCGTCTGACACGCGCGTGGGTGGCACGACGCTGGCCAAACGCATTGGTGTCGCTGGCGGCGGCGGCGGGTGGGGCACCGGGTGGTACGAGGGCGGCTACGGCGGCGGCTGGCACGGCCAGACTGGCAGCGGCGGCGGCGGGACGGGAGGAACCCAGACCACTGGCTACGCCCCTGGCGGCGGCGGCTCTGGCGGAGGCGGCGGTGGCGGCGGCGGCGGCGGGTGGTGGGGCGGCGGCGGCGGCGGGGTCGGCGGCTTGTGGTACGGCGCCAGCGGCGGCGGCGGGTCAGGCAACACTGGCACCCTGACCTCGGCATCGATGCTCAACGGTGTCCGCACGGGTGACGGCCAGATTGTCATCACGTCCTTCCACCAGCCCAACTTGGCTCCCACACTGCTCGGTCCACCCAACAGCGGCTACGCGATCGCGTCTGTCGTCAACGCTTTCACGTGGGCGTTCAACGGCGACACCCAGACCAGCGCTGACTTCCGCTGGAAACCATCCGGGGGCAGTTGGACAACAGTCACGGGCGTTGCGACCACAGTGAAGTCGCACAACGTTGCGGGCGGCACGTTCACGGCTGGCCAGGTCATCGAGTGGCAGGTACTCACCTACGACTCTCTGAGTCTGGCGAGTCCCTGGTCGGCATCCAGCTTCGTCACCATCATCACGGCGTTGCCCGCGCCGACGATCACGATCCCGGCATCCGGGGCGATGGTCTACACGACACCTGCCGACGTCGAGTGGACGCTACCGACTGGGTACAGCAGCGATGCCTACCGGGTGCAACGTTGCGACTCCGCAGCAGGCACCGGCGTCGTGTACTACGACAGCGGTGTCGTGACCGTGACCGAGCTGGCCGCGAGCGTCCCGATCGATGTGATAGCCGGTCGCACCGACTACCTGAGGGTCGCCTACCGCTATTACGGGCACTGGAGCCCGTTCGGCACCAGCAGTTTCCTCGATGAGTTCGGTCCACCGCACACCCCCGTGGTGGTCTGTGTCGCGGACTCGGCAACAGCATCAGTTGCTGTGACGATCACCAACGCGCCAGGATCGAGCGGCTACGCGGACACTGTGGCGGTCAGCCTGTACCGCACCGGTATTGACGGCGTGTCGATTCCGATTGCCACCATGCTGGCGCCGAACACGGTCTTTGTCGACGACCTGCCTGGCGCCGGACTCATCGAGTACGAGGCTGTCGCCTGGGCAGCAAGCGGCGCGTCCGCCTCTAGCTCCGTCACGCCCACTGGTCCCGGAGGATCACCCGGAACCGGCGTGTACTCAGACATTTACTCAGACACCTACTGACGGGAAGAGGCGCGACGATGAGCGGTGGACTAACGGGGGCGCATGTCGCCGGGGAAACTGGTGAGGTCGGCGACGAGAACCTTCGGGACACTGCCATCAACGACTCGCTGCGAAGGTCACTGAACCTCTCCGACCTCACCAACTCGGCCACCGCACGAGCGAGCCTTGCGCTGGGCAATGCGGCGACCAAGAACGTCGGAACCACGGCGGGCACCGTTGCCGCGGGCGATGACTCGCGGCTTACTGGTGGAGGCGGGGGCGCGGTCTCCTCTGTCGCAGGCCGTACCGGGGCCGTAGTTCTGTCCAACACCGACGTCTCTGGGTTAGGAACCGCTGCCACCAAGGCCGTCGGCACCACGGCGGGCACCGTTGCAGCGGGTAATGACTCACGGTTCGGCAGTGGTGGCAGCAGCAGCACTGTATTTAACGTCCAGGATTATGGGGCAGTAGGTGACGGTGGGACCAGCGACTCCACTGGAATCCAAGCGGCTATCGCTGCCCTCCAGGGGGCATCCGTTACTGCTGGGGTCACAGGTGGACGGTTGTATTTTCCGCCCGGCGAATACCTCATCAACGCCACCCTCAACCTTCACCGATTTGCGGGTGAACTGATCGGCTGCGGGGTGAGCAACCCGCCAAACTACTCGGCAAGCCCCGGCCAAGGCACAGTCCTACGCTGGACCGGCTCTGCCGGGTCACCGATGTTTCATTTGCAGGACTATGAAATGGTCACATTTGATGGTCTTCGGCTGGAGGGCAAGGATTCGGCCATCCCTTCCTACCTCATCGATTCGTATGAGGGTGCGTCGGATGGAGCGGGCACAGGTGCTCAACTTCGGGTCCACCGGTGTGCGCTGGGCACATGGCCATGGTCCTCAATCGGGACGAATGTGGGCAAGGCTGCCGTCGCGATCGGGTTCACTGGCACAAACGGGAACAACGACCAGTTCCACATCAGCGACACCCTGATCCTAGGCTGCCCGATTGGCATCGACCTACCCAACGCTCAATCAATCTGGGGCGACATCACCGACGTTGTATTCGGGTCCTGCACCACTGCGGGGATCTACACCAACGCAGGGTTCGAAGCCCACAACCTCCAGTTCGATGACTGCGCCGTCGACATCAAAACCTACGGTGCTTATGGCACGCCGCGGATCAATGTGCATGGCTGGTACTCAGAAAGGGCGCTGCGCATCTTCGACGCCACCACCTCCCTCGCTGAGCTCAACGTGTTCGGTGGTCACTGGACCCTCGGTGGTGGTGGCGCGATGACCGGCAACATCTTCCTGAATCACACGGCCCTGACAGGTGGCGCCCAGGTCAACTTGAACGGTGTTTGCATCGTTAATCAACTAGGTTCGTGGCCCGACATTTCGGTAACTGGCGCGGGCGGCGGAATCACGGGTTTGTTTCGGATGGTCGGCTGTGTCCATGACGGGATGGCAGTCGGTGACCTGCTCCTGACGAACGCCAGCGGTAACACCAACGGCGTGAACGTCGTCATCGATGACGCGCAACTGCAGACCCGCCAATTCCTTGGGTCTGGTGTCGCCCTGAATGGCGGCCTTGTGACGAGCCACCTACCCACATAGATGCCCGGTTAACCACCAACCCAATTGAGGGGATGACATGCCAGCAGAGACCGCCCAGCAAGCATTCATTCGTGGCTACGAGTCGGGTCGAGTCAATACGAGGCTCGACGGGCACGACGCTCAGCTCAAGGAGATGACCAACACCCTCACCAAGGTGGTCGACATCGAGGCGCAGCTGACGCTGACGGTGGCCTCGCTTGGGAAGGATGCCCTGGCCCGGGACGACAAGGCAGTCGCCTTGGCCCTCGCTCTCAAGGAGGCAGTCGAGGAACGCCGGAACAAAGAAACCGAACGGTGGACGCCGAAATCACAACTGATCGCCGTCGGCGTTTTCCTTGTTGCCGTCATCGGCGTCTGGATTCAGTGGAAGATCGCGAACGCCTGATGAAACAACAGGAGGACTTGCCATGACCATCATCGACGGAGTGCCGTTCCTGGCCTCGCCCAACCACACGGCGGGCCGTCAGGGCAGCGCCATTACCGACATCGTCATCCACTGGATGGACGGCACGCTGGCGAACACCGATCAGGAGTTCCTCAACGGCGGCCGTAAGGTGTCGGCTCACTACGGCATCGAGAACGGCGTGATCCACCAGTACGTCGCGCTCGCGGATACCGCATGGCACGCTGGCGACTGGGCAGAGAACTGCCGCAGCATCGGCATCGAGCACAGCGCAGCCCCGGGCCGCGACGCTACGCCGGCCACCATCGCCACGAGCGTCGCCGTCATCGTTGCGCTCGCCCGGAAGTACGGCATCGACCCCTCACACATCTACCCGCATAACAAGTTCTTCGGCACGCAGTGCCCCGGCACGCTGCCCCTTGCCGCAATGGTCGCGCAGGTTCGGGCGCAGCTCGGGAAGCCGGTGCCGCCCAGCCCGACACCGCCCGCACCTTCCGGCAAGCCCGCCTACCCCGGCTACCCCACGTCGCTCAGTTCCTACGGCGACTACGTGACCCGGATGATCCAGACCCGGCTCAAGGCGCTGAACTACCCGGTCGTTGTCGATGGCGTTTTTGGTAACGACACCGCCAAATGGACGGGCTTGTTTCAGAGTCGCCACGCCTGCGCCGCTGATGGCGTCGTTGGCCCTGCCACATGGGCCGCACTGTTCGCCTGACACCAACCCCAAGCAAGGAGAACACCATGTCCAAGATCAACGTGTACGCCAAGGCCATCATCGCGGGCATCGTCGCGGGGCTCGGCAGCCTGCAGGTCGCCAACGCTGACGGCAAGATCACCGCCGCTGAGTGGATCCAGATCGCGTCCGTCGTTGTCGCGGCGCTCGGGTTTACCTGGGCCGTGCCCAACAGCGTCGCACCCGCCGCCACGCCTCCCGTACCACCCGTCGCCGGCTAGTCCGTGCCATGCCTGGGGACGCACGACCCCGCTTCAGGATCCACCTCAACGACTCGCTACGACCGAGCCCGGACCAGCAGCTAACCCTGGAGTTCGCCTTCGTCTCCTGGCACGACAGCTGCAAGGACTTGTACAGCATCAACCGCTGCTGCCGCCGCGCCAAAGGTCACCCCGGCGAGCACGGCAGCGGCTTCGGTGCCAACCGGCTCAGGTGGCCGTGATGAATGACCCAATCGTCCGCCGCTCCCTGCTCGTGCTCGCCCTCGGGATCGCCCTGATCCTGCTGTCCATCGCCCTCGCACCACCCGTCTAAGGAGAACCCATGCCTGCCCAGCTGTATGAGGTGCGGATCACCGCATCCGGGACCGTCCGTGACGCTGACGGCAACGTCATCAGCGAGCAGCCCATCGAAGCCATCACCGTCCTCACCGAGGACGAAGTTCATGCACTCACCCAAGGAGAAAAGTCATGACCGTTGGACTAGCAGCAGCAGCCGTCAATGGCTGGTTGGATGGAACGTTCGCAACCGCAACGCAGTACGTCAAACTGCACACCGCCGACCCGGGCTCGGCAGGCGCGACCGCTGCCGCTGTCGGCTCGACTGTCCGCGTGAACGCCACGATGGGCGCTGCTGCGGCAGGGGCCAAGGCGATGACGTCGATGGGCAGCACCTGGACCAACGGCGGCACGTCCGAGACCCTCTCGCACCTGTCCCTGTGGACCGCTTCGACGGCGGGCACCTTCAACGGCTCCGCAGCGCTGACCTCTCCGCAGGCGTGGGTGTCGACGAACACATTCACCTTGTCCTCGCTGAGCATCGCAATCACCCCGATCGCTGCGTAAGCCGTTGGTGAAGGGCGCCGAACCGTCTAGTGATCGGGGGATGACGTGAGTACGACCTCTGCTCTGTGGGCGTCAGGCACCCCGGCCACCAGCGGCACGACCTGGGCCAACCCGACGTACGCGACGGCGGCGAACAATGCCGCCTTCGCTACCTACACCACGAGCACCAGCGCCGCAGTCGGCTACATCGGCTGCTCCGGCTACGGGGCGCAGGTTGCTGTCGGGTCGGCGCCGGCGTCGGTGGACTCGGTAGCGGTTACGGTCTACGGCTACATCAACAACGCGACCCGCTGGACGAGCATGACCGTAGGTCTGTTCGACGGGGCCACGCAGGTCGGCTCAAGCCAGACCATGACCCTGACCACGACCTCGACCAACTCTCAGGCGTTCACGTTCACGGGCGTCACGTGGGCGAACCTCGCCAACCTCACGATCCGGGTCACGGGCACACATTCCGGCACGTCGTCGGGCATCATGTCCGTGGACGCGGTGAAGTGCGTGGTCGCCTACACCCCTCAACCCAGCGGTGCCGCCGCCCTGGCCGCGACAGTGGCGATCACCGCCTCCGGTGTCACCAACGTGCTCACCAACGGGTGTCCTAACCCGAAATTGGATGTGGACGCGACCGGATGGAGCGGTGGCACGCGGGTTGCCCAGGGTGCAGGGTGGGCCTTCCAGGTGGACCTGTCTGCCGCCTATCTTTATTCCCCGATCGCTTCAAGCACTGTGGGGCAGTGCTACTCAGCGTCGATCGTCGTGTCTGGACCGGCTGGGCGGACCGTGGAAGTTATTGTTCAAGGCACCGGGCCGTTCACGGATTATAACGTTTACACCCTGACCGGCACCCCACAGACCATCACCGCGACGAGTACGGACCCCGGCCCTGCGACTAGCCCACGCATAGTGGTGATCGCCACCGCTACTGGTGGCGCGTGGACTACCGGGCAAATGCTGACCGCCACAGACGCACTGCTCGAACAGGTCAGTGGGGTAGGGGTCGATGCAGGTCCCTACTTCGATGGCGACACCACCACCACCTCCACAGATGTCTACGCATGGACTGGCACGGCTGGCGCGTCCACCTCCACCGACACCTACACGGCATCTAGTGGCCCCGCTGGTGATGCTTCCCTGACCTCGACCGTCGCCACGACGACCGCTGGCGTTGTCGGGAAACTGACCGGCGCGGCATTGGCCGCAACGGTGGCGATCGTTACCGCTGGTGTCGTCGGGCTCGGCACAGGCGCGAGCATCCCGGCAACAGCCACGATCACGGCAGCAGGGACCGTTGCCGGCGCAGGCGTCAGCTCGGGTGCAACGATCCCCTCCACGGTTGCCGTCACCGCAGCGGGCGTGGCGGGAACCTTGACCGGGTCAGCCCTGGCCAGTACCGCAGCGACCACGGCTGCTGGCACGGTCGGGCGCTCCACTGGCTCCACGCTCATCGGCACTGCCACCATCAACGCATCCGGTTCAACGGGCCTTGGCACAGGTTCAACCCTGCCCGTCACCGCAAGCATCACAGCGGCAGGTGTCACTGGGGTCAGCACAGGTGCGTCCCTGGCTGGCACGGCCACCGCCACCGCGACAGGTGCCACTGGACGCAACACTGGGGCCAGCGCACCGGCTACGGTCACCATCACGACTGCTGGCACGACAGGCACCACCACCAGCGTCAGCATCCCGGTCACCGTCACGATCGTGGCAGCGGGCACCGTCTCGGGTGCTGCATCCAGTTCCGGCGCGAGCATCCCTGCCACCGCGACCACGACAGCCGCCGGCATCGTCGGCGTATCAAGTGGCTCAACCTTGCCCGCCACTGTCGGCATCGTCTCATCCGGCGTCGTCGGACGTTCGACCGGCGCCACAGTGCCAGCCGTAGCCACGATCACCGCCGCAGGGACAGTCACCTCGGGCATCAGTTCGGGTGCGAGTATCCCCCTGGTGGCCACCACTACCGCGGCGGGTGTCGTCGGCAGATCCACTGACGCGACCCTCGCCGCCACTGTCGGAGTCATCTCCGCTGGCACGATCGGGCAGTCCACCGGGGCCAGCGCGCCAACCACCGCCACCGTCACAGCCGCGGGCACGGCCGGGGTCGCAACAGGCACAAGCCTGCCGGTCATGGTGGCCACCACGGCAGACGGCGCTGTCGGCCAGTCCACTGGGGCGTCCCTCGCCTCGACGGCTACGGTCACGGCGACCGGGACCGTGGCCAGCGGCGCCCCATGGGTCGACATCACCGTCACCGGCCACCTCGACCCCCGCCGCTGGGCCGCCACCCTGCCCGACCGCGCCAAGACAGGCACGCTCGCACCACGACGATGGGAAGGCACGCTATGAGCACCGACTATCCACGCGAGTCTGTCGAGTTCCAACCCGTGACTGTCACCGTCGACGGCACGCCCGTCACCACTGGCGTGCAGTTCTGCATCACGGCCCACGGCGGCCGACCAGTGACATGGGTGGCGCCGACCACCCTCGACGGGAAGATCGGCGTCATGGTCACCGGCCTCACCCCTGGCCTCTACGACATCTGGGCGCAGATCACGTCAAGCCCCGAGATCCCAGTCATCGACTGCGGCATCATCTCCATCACCTGAGAGGCACAATCGTGACCATTCCAGCAGGCGTCGCCACCGTCACCGTCACCGGCACCGAGGGTGCTGGTGGTGTCGCGGCTGTCGGGTGGATCGAACTCGCCCCCAGTGTCCCTGTCGCCTATGTGGGACCGAGTTGGGTGAACAGTCTGGCGCCGTTCAGCGCGACACTCGTAGGCGGCGCGTGGAGCCTTGTGCTGCCCGCCAACGACGATACGGCAGGGAATCCGACGTCATGGACGTACCGGGTCACGGAGCATTTCGGTGGGGGAAGGCCACCCTTCAACATCGCCATCCTGTCAGCCAACGGGTCGACGCAGGACTACAGCACACTGGTCCCTGCTCCCGCCAGCAGCGGCATAGCAGTTGTCACCGGTCCCACGGGTCCTACTGGTGCCACGGGCGCCACGGGCGCGACGGGTGCAACCGGCCCCTCTGGTGGCCCTACTGGACCAACCGGTGCGACCGGTGCGACAGGTGCGACAGGTGCGACCGGCCCAACCGGGGGGCCGCCCTGGGCACCGACCACGGCGTACACCCTCGGTCAGCAGGTCATGTCCCCGAACAACGACGTCGTGTCCGCGAACGTCGCGCACACCTCTGCGAGCACATTCACCACCACCGAGGCCGGGAAGTGGAACCTAAGTTCCACCTATGTCATCCAGGTGGCTGCGCCTACAGGGGTCGCCGCCACCGATGTGCCGGTCGTCACGGCCGCCCTCTCCGGCCCCGCATTGACCATCCAGTTGCAGGCGGGCACCTACAACATGACCGGCTCAGCCCTGACCGTGCCCGTCAACAAAAACCTGAAAGGGATGGGGCAGACCACCACCATCCTGCAATGGACCACCGACCTCGGCTCAGCGGTGCCCGCCCTCGCCTGCGTAACCGGATGGTCAGGCACCGCATCCACCATCAGCGACCTACACCTACAAGGCCCCGGCGGTGGGGTCATCGGGACACCAGCGGCCCTTATGTACGGGCTGCGAACGGCGCATGCGACCAAAGTCAAGAACGTCTACAGTACGGGCTTCTACGCCGGTGTCGCTATTGACGGCGACCACGAGCACCTGACAGACGTTGCTAGCACATCGAATTGGTACAACGTCTACCACATGTCAAGCGAGACCGGCGGCGACCAGTACTACGACAAATGTATGTTCGCTGGCTGTTTGCGTGCCTCAATCGCAGTCGCGTCGGGCGCAATAATGGACCACGTCACGATCATCAGCACCCACCTTGGGATGGGCCCGGTCGGCATCTTCAAAGAAGGAGCGAATCCCACCTGGTCGTTCCTGGTTGACTGCTCATTCATATGCGTGCCGTTCGAGGGGGTCGGCAACAGCGCCATCCTCGACTCTACTACCAGCGGGTCCCAGCTGTCAGTGTCGGGACTGATGATCGAAGGAGGAGGCATGACCACCTGGGCGGCTGGTTATGACTCATCGCTGCCCTCGGCAGCAGCGGTTGACCTGTGGAGCGGCGGGTGGCTTTCCGTCAGCAATGACGGGTTCTCCATACCGATAGGCGGGTCAGCCGTCTACCGTCAGCGGGGTGGCGGCGCACAAGGCATAGGAGTTAAAACGGACCGCACCCCTGCCGCGTCAGATTTCGTCGGCAGCGTCTGGAGCGGCTACGTCAACCGGCAGGGGTTGACCCTTGCAAGTCCATTTACGGCGCTTCCTACCGCAGACCCCGTCTACCTCTACCAGATGCGGACGCTCCTGGGTAACCACACCACCACGGCCGACAAGTTGTACATCTGTCTCGAATCCGCATCAGGCACCTACTCGTGGGTCCTGATCGCAACAGGCTGACCCCCGCCCATAAGACCCCGGTTATGCCTGCCCCGATCCCCGACCCAAGGAGGCTCATGTTCCACCACCACCACGACTCCTGCCCCGATTGCCAGGACATGCCCGCCTGGGCACGTCATCTCATCACCAGATTGGAAGAAATCATGTCTGCAGACCAGGATCACCTCAACGCCGTCACCACTCGCCTGGAGGCAGCCCTGACCGCCTTCAGCGTCGCGATCGTCCCGCCGACGCCGATCGACTTCGGCGCGCTCGACAATGTCGTGTTGAATGCTGAGGCTGCCGTCGCAGCGCTGCCCGTGGTGCCGCCCGTCGCCTGACCTGACCCCGCACGACAGAAGCCCCCTCGGTCCTCACGGATCGGGGGGGCTTTCCTGCGTATGCGCTTCGAGCGCGACCATGGCGGCCTTCATCGTCGCCGCGTCGGTGCGCATGTAGGACTCCTCCGTCACGGTCACCTGGGCGTGCCCGAGGATGTCGCGGATCACCGTCGTCGCCACCCCCGCGTCACGCAGCAGGGTACCCGTCGTCGTCCTACCCGCCGCGAGCTCAGGCATCGCACCGAGCGGCATCCTCGGGTCGCACACTCCTGCCCGGACCAGGAGATCCTTCCACGCCTGCCAGTCCTGGCGCGGGTCCTTGGCGATCCCGTAGAACACGAACGGCCCGCGGTGCTCGGTCTGCTCCAGCGCGTACCTCATCGGCCCCAACATGGGGATGGTCCTGATGGAGCGCTTACTCTTGGGCGGACCGAGCACCAACCCCTTGCCGGTGATGCGCAGCAATTCGGGCTCGACGTGGATCGTCCCGGCGTCCATGTCTACGTCATCCCAGTGCAGCCCGAGGCATTCCCCCTGGCGCATCCCTAGCAGCAGCGCAGCAACCCAACGCGCAGCCAGCGGGTCACCGTCCAGTGACGCCAACACCTTACGGGCCTGATCGAGCGTGAGCGGCCTCCGGTGGTTGACGCCCACGGGTGGCGGGTCGACGTTCGCGGCCGGGTTGCGGCTGATCCGCCCTTCACGCATGGCGACGACGAGCGCGCGCCTCAGGATGGCGTGAGCCTGCCGGCGCGTGGCGTCTGACTTCCCTGCGTCTTTCATGGCCCGGTACATCGCGCGAACGTGGTCCTCGCTGAGCCTGTCGAGGCGGTATTGGCCGAGGTGGGGGATCAGCCACACGTTGAGGTAGCCGCGGTATCCCTGGATGGTGCGCGGCCGGTTCCTCTCGACCGCGATGGTGTCGAGCCAGTGGTTCAGCCATGCCTCGACGGTGGACGACGACGTGACGCCGCCCGACTTTTCGAGGTCGCGCTTCAGCTTGACGAACTTCGCAGACGCGGCCTTGCGCGTCTTGGCGGACACGGACTTGCGGACCCGCTTGCCGCCTGCCCATCCGAGGTCGACGGTGCCGACCCAGAGGCCGTCACTCTTGCGCTGGGAGAAACTGCCCTCGCCCCGGACTCGGCGGACAGATGTCATGGCTTCCACTCGGGCTGGTAGTCGGTGCTGTCGATGTAGGGCAGCGCGAGGGCGCGCAGCGTCGGGCATGGCAGTTCTCGCAGATCATGCCCACAGAAGTCCGGGTGTTGTCCAGGTTCAGCGCTGTGCAACGCCACGATCTGCCGCTTCGCCTCGCACTCGGCCAGGACGCGGGCGGGGTCCCATTGGGCGATGTGCTCAGCAGGGACTCTGGGCACCATCGCCACCCGCCACTCTTGGCCGGTTACGTCCGTCTGAACGACCCAAGGATCACCGTTACCGTCCTCGACCACAGACCATGAGTCGTGGTCGTAGGCGGCCCGCGCCAGTGCCTCATCCTCAGCGATGCGTGCCAGCAGGAACTCAGTCAGCGTCATGGTTCACTCCTCGTCATCGGGGTGCTTGTGGGATGCACAGACTTCCAGGGTTGCTCCGCACTGGTCTTTGATGATCGTGTGTGTTGACGCAAAGGAGCCAAGAACCCTGCCGCAACCGGGGCAGTGAAGCGGGCCCCCGCCGTCATATTCAATGTAGAAGTTTTGACCGCCTTCAGCGTCGCGATCGCTCACGGATTGGCCTTGAGGTAGGCGATGTGCGACTCAATGAGGCGCGCTCGCTCCTCACTGGCCCGCGTCTGTGCCCGCCACTTGCCTGAGAAGTAACCCAGTGTCCACATGAAGGTGACGCCGAGTATCTGAAACGTAAGGTCGACCAACATTGGAATCTCCCTCTCTCAACTACAGCCTAACTGCAGCCTATCGCAGTCTATCTACAGATACCCACGGATACCCAGCAAGCCTCTGACCTGCGGTTATGCCGTTTCTCATGCTCACCAGTCTACCCCATCAGCGGACTTTTAATCCGTAGGTCGTCGGTTCGAGCCCGACGGGGCCCAC